ATTTCAACATTTACTTCTCCATTTTCCGGACTGTGCTTTTGGCCAACATAATCGACAAGCCACTCTTTTAATTCATTTGTTTTTTCTACTGGTTGTAATAATTCTGGGTTCTCTAGTTCCATTAGTTACTCCTCTATTTGTATAATTATACAGGATATGTAGTTAAAATTTAAAGAATTTTTGCTGCGAGGGTTGCAACGCTACTTCGTTCGCCTTTCATCAAAGTCATGTGACCAGTAAGATCATAGCTTTTAAATTTTTCTATTGCATATGTTAAACCATTCGATGTTTCATCAACATATACATTATCAATTTGCTCGACGTCGCCAGTTAAAACAATTTTTGTATTCTCTCCAACTCTCGTAATAATTGTTTTAAGTTCATGGGCGGTTAAATTTTGTGCCTCATCAATAATTATGAATGCATTTGCAATGGAGCGGCCTCTTATATATGTTAAAGCTTCAACTTCTATTGTACCTTGCATAGTATACATTTGCAAAGTTTCTTTATCGTTTCCCATCAAATATTTTAAATTATCTTGTATTGGCGCCAACCAGGGAGACATTTTTTCTTCCATTGTTCCAGGTAAATAGCCAATATCTTTTCCCATTGGCTGAATAGGTCTTGAGACAACCAGATGTTTATATCTGGTTTCTTCGTTGCTTTCGACCACTTGGGCTAATCCGGCGGCTAATGCCAATAGAGTTTTGCCGCTTCCAGCTTTGCCAACCAATGTAACAATCGGCACGTTTGGATCTAATAATAAATTTAAAGCAAAATTCTGTTCTTTGTTGCGGGGGCGAACTCCCCACACTCCTCTTTTGTGTTCGCCGTTAATTCTTTTAAGAGGTATTGAGTGATTGTAGAATCTGGCCAATGCTGTCTTTTTTTCATTTGCATTAGATACCAGCATCAAAAATTCATTTGGACGTGGGGAAATATCCTCTTTATCCAAATATATTTGCTCTCCACTGTAAAATTGATCAATTATTTCTTCATCAACCAAGTGTGTTCTGAAGCCGGTATACAATCGAGTGGCATCTTTAACAACTTGATTTAAAACATAGTCTTCAGTTAGCAAGCCTAAAGCATCGCATTTCACGCGCATATTAATATCGCGAGATACAACAACAACTCTTCTTTTTGGATTAAGCTCTCTTTCACTTAAAGCAACGCCAATAATTTCATTATCGGCTATTGACAAATCTAGATCTCCTGCGGAATATTCACAATTTTTTACAAAAACCCGGCCCTTGCCTCTTTCTATGCGTACTCCTCTGTGAAGGCTGCCTTTCTCTCTCAAGGAGTCTAATTTACGTATAATTCTGCGGGCGTTTGCTCCGACACTATCTTGGCGTTTTTTGTGATTATCTACTTCTTCCAAAACCTTAAAGGGTATAACTATGTCATTATTCCCAAAAGATCCAATAGAATTTGCATCAGTTAAATAAACACTAGTATCTAAAATATAAGTTTTCTTTGCCATTAATGTTCATTTATAAATAGTAATACGTGACTTCTTTTTATTTTATTTTTATAAAAAGAACGATTGTTTTTTTTCGTCATAGTTACAATAGGAGGTCACTGTGCATGTTTAAAAAAATAACACAATTATTCCTCATCTTATCGTTTATGTTTCCCCTCTTTTCATGTAGCGGCACAAACAAACATACTGTTAGCGACATTGCGCCACGTGAATCATTTGTATTTTTAAGAAAAGTCCTAACAGTGCACAAATGTGAAAATAATTTATGTACATCAGTAGATTTAAAACATTCAGCTTCTGGCTATGTTGTAAAAACAATTGATGATGGGTCTTTTGCCATAACAGCCGCCCATGTTTGCAAAAATGAAAAATCACCAACTGTTAAGCCAGAAAATGTTACATCTAAATACCTTGCATATCGACTGGATGGAGAAGAATATAAAGCCAGCGTTTTAGAATATGATATGAAAATTGATGCTTGTATTATTTTTATTGCAGATTTAACAGAAAATGTTGAAGCCGTAAGAATTTCCAGAAGGGCTCCAAAGCCTGGTGACAAGGTCTACAATATTGCCGCGCCCGTAGGAATATACAAGCCTAATATAGTGCCCATATTGGAAGGAAGATATAATGGTGAAGACGAAAACGTCGCACTTTACACCCTTCCGGCGGCGCCTGGTAGTTCAGGATCTATGATAGTTAATGAGGGCGGACAATTGGTTGGAATGGTTCATTCTGTTTTTACCCGTTTTCATGTGATGACTTTGTCGACAAGATATGAAGATTTAAAACATTTCATTAAATACAATTTGAAAAAATATATGGCATACAAAGAAGTGATGCGCATATTAAACCTAAAAGATATTTTTAATTCTTAGCGACGCCAAATTAATCTACCAGTTTTGGCTCTAACTTCTTTTAGGGATTTTTTTGCATTTAGTGCTAGAGTTATTCGTTCTGCAATAACATGATATTGTATGTCTTTATCTGTAAATTTACTGAGTGCGTTACAAAATACTTTTATTTTTTCGTGGATAATATCCATATCATCAGTAAAGCCAATTCTATATCTACCAACTAAAGCAACTTTATCAGCAACTTTTAATTCAACCTTTAAATGTGCAGAATCAACTGGCCTGCTAGCTTCAATTATTATATCTCTAGGCTCACACACATAGCTTACAAAATCAATTGATTGTTTTTTATTTGTTCTTCGTCTCATTGTTATATATTTTGGAATAAAAACTTATCAAAAGCTTTTAAATAGTCAGTATAAGAATCTTCATGAAGACCGTACAGCGCAGCTGCTACGCTACTAAGAAGTGAATTTCCATCTTGCGGAGTGAAGCAAAATCCACTTATTTTTGTTTTACCTGGAAGATTGTCAACTGTTAAAGTTGGTATCGACACTACTGTTTGATTGAAAATTCTTCCATAGTACCCGTGATCTCGCCCAAAAGAAAACACTTTATTTGCTATTGTTTTATGAGAAAGAGCCACAAATTTATTCTCTCTAAATCTATTAATCAAATTTTCTTTTGATACATGACCGCAAACTACCAAATTAAAACGAATAACGTGCATATATTGAGAATTAACTTTTAACGCACTTGAAAAGATATTGACAAATTTATTTTTTGTACGAAATAGATCGTATGCGTCTTTGGCGTGGTGTGTGCCAAATTTTTCATTTGAATGGGGTCCTACACGCGGTGAGGCAATAAAATTTCCTTCCTGGCTTATATCGTTGGCTCTCCGAATACAAACGAAATCTCCACGCTCAATACCATCAACATTTGGATCAATCGAATTTATAATAGAGGCGATATTGTGAGTATTGCAACTAACAACTTGAATAAAGGCTGGTTTTTTATCAAGCACTTCGTCATTAATACCATAAGCATATGGCACACCAAAGTCTTTTTCACTCCCTTGTGCTATAAAAACTTTCTCTGGGTATTTTACATAATGTTTCTTTTTATGATCATTTCCTGCAGGAGTGCAATCAATTACAACATGCGCCGCTTTCAAGGCTGCCTGAAAATCATATTTTACATCGTGCCCTAGTTCTTTAAAAGCTGGAATTGAATCCTCATTTACGGCCAGGCGGGCCCCTCTTTTTATTAAACTGTTGACTTTTGCCACTTCATCTATTAAAGGAGTGCGCTTGTGAAAAATCACATGTCCAATATTTAATTTTTTTCTAAGATCTGCTAAAAGACCAATCAGGGGCTCCCCAATTGTGCCAGTGCCAACAACTAATATATTTTTTTTCAACGAATAGCCTTTACTTCACTAGGAGCAATAAACTCTAGTTTTTTATTTTTATTCTTGTGGTCCGAAAGTGTTAAAAATTGCTTGATAGTCCAATCTAAATACTGGATGTCTTCGACAAGAAAAATACGATTGTTATATTTTACTTTACTCCCGATAAAAATCTTGCGACTCTTTTCGTCTAGCGCGTATCTTCTTGTTATCATCTCTTTGTGCCCTTTTTACGTTTTGTTTCTTTTTAAATTTATTTTTAGGTTTATGTAATTTTTCTTTAATTACTGGTGCGTTCCACACCTTCACTCTAAAAACTTCGCCATCAGACACGCCACGTTTAACTTTTACTTGATCATATACATTTAAAAGTTGTTTTCGTCGAAGATCTGCTTCTTCATATGTGGAAAAAGTTGCAACTGTATCCCAAGATTTTTTAGATACTACTTCAGTCATTTACTTCCTCGGTAGAGTCTGTTTCTTCTTCCAAGGAAGTTTCAGGTGGCGTTATAAAAGTTGATACTGCAGTCGCAACAGTCTGAGCTTCTTGTAAATTAAAAGCCCCTTTATTTTGAGCAATATTAGCTGCTTGGATTAATACACTTAAAGCTTCTCTTTGATTCATTATACTACTCCTCTCTTAGCCAAAACGACACCAACTGCAACTCCCGCTGCAAGTACTACTAAATATCCTACTAAACCCATGATTTTCTCCTTTTTTAAAAAATCTACATTCCACCAAGCAATGTCAAAGCAATTAAACCTGGCAATCTATCATTTACATACACTCCAGAAAATAAAGTTTCTGCTCGGCCACCAACATAAGAGAAGGCGGCTTCCATTCGATTACTAATTTGGGGATTATCGCCCATTTCCGGTGTTATGATTAAAAGCAAAACTCCTGTTTTTGGCTGATTAGAAGGTGCTGCGCAAGGCGAGGATTTTAAACATCCTTGAAATATTGATGCTCCTAAATCTTGTTTAGTTGCATCTCTCACAACAGTACTTCCTAAAAGCATTCTACCATTCGATGATAAACATCTTTCAAGATCTTTTGAATCAAAAGCTTGAATTGGAGAAGGCTCGTCAGCCAGCTTAAGCACTTGGCCAAGAAGTTTTGCAAAGTTCGTGTTTGCGGCAGGGTACATATTAAGCATACCCACTTTTCCGCGTAAAAGCTGTAATTGTTTTTCGTTATCAATAACAATGTGAGGATGATTCTTTATGTCTCTTAACATCACTCCACAATTTGCTTTAATAGTTGGATTCAACAATTCTTGTGCCGTAGGTTTGCTGACAACATAAACAACTTTCCCTTCAGCTTCAATTGAAGACAAATAGCGAGTCATTGATTTGTGCAAAACATGACTTGCGCTGCCTGTGCCTCCTCCGGCACCAGCTAAAACAAAAATCCAATCTACTTTACCAATTCGAGTACGAAGAGCGTCTTCAACGAGAGCGCTATTATTTCCTAGTACTTCTTTTCCTAATTTAATATCTTTTGCCACACCATCGGCTCCAGGAATCAAAAGAAAATTCTCTGGATTAACACCATTTGGTTGGTCTTTCTCTGTTGTGTTTATTAATAGAGTCTTATTGAACCCTAGGTCCAAAAAGGCTTTGGCCATTTTTCCGCCACCGCCGCCAATTCCGAGAAAGGCACAATTTATAGCACTTTTAGCAGTATTTTCTTCCAGCATTCTATCATCAGCTGCTGGTTCATCGTCGTATGCTTCTACAAAATCAAAATCATTTAAACCAAAAGGCTCATCATTTGGAACGTCCCATTCTTCTTCTTGCTCTTCTTGTTCGGGCTCTTCTTGTTCGGGCTCTTCTTCTTGTACAGATTCTTCTTCAAGCTCTTCTTCAAAAAATTCTTCATTACTCATAAATTTTCTCCGTATAAAAATAGTGGAGGCGCCGAGAATCGAACTCGGGTCCAAAATAGTTCAAATATCTTGTCATTCACAAGAATAGGCACAATCACCGCCGATGTACCAGCCACCCGATTAAATCAGGGAATCCATTCACCAACTTAAGGTGTTGGCTACCAAATTTATATAGTTTCCTATACAATTAAAATCCCGCTTGCGCGTACCACCAGCTTTTTTTAAAACTGAAAACAATTAGTGTTCTTTAAGAAAGTCACTAACAACTTCCGATTATGCAGCTAAGGCGTAATCAAATTCAACGTTATCGTTGGCATTTATAAAGTTTAAGTATTTTTACTGTGATACTTACACAGTCTTGCACAAAACAATCTCTCTACTTTGTCGAAACCATTTCGCCCCCATATTTTAAAGAACATGTTATTAAACAATATATTATATTATATATCACTTGTCAAGCTTTTTAAGCTCTTTTTCGAAAAAACTTTCAACATTATACTTTTTAAGTACGTTATTCAAATTCTGTGGTTTTAAACCTAAAAATCTTGCAGCTTCTCTTTTGGTTCTACAAGCTGATAAAGCATATTTTAGTACTGCATCATTTACAATATCTTTCATTGAGTGCCAGATTGGAAGACCATAGGATTTTCCACCAAAAACTTTAGAAGCCAACTCCAATTTCAAACCAATCACTTCTTCCAGTGACAATTGATTGAGCATGATTTCAAATTCTTCAGTTGTTTTTTCTTCTCTCTTCAATTTTTTTGAGAGGCTGTATCGCTCGTTTTTGCCGTGCCATTTTCTTTTTTTCCAATTCATTCTTAAAATTTCTCCGAAAACATGATACCCTTGGTCGGACGGTTGGTTGATTTCATTTCACTTCTTTTCAACCTTTTTCAATCTTATCAGATTTTTTCTTTTCTTTTCATTTTTGATTGATTCTTTTTGATTTGAAAAAATGATGTCGGGGGGTGAATTATGCTGCTGGAGCCTCTGGGGTTACACCACTAATTTCTGCTTCCCATTGTTCAAAATATCCAGGTACCCATTTTCCAGTTTCAGGATGTGGCGCACCCGTAAAGTTTAATAGCAAATATTTCTTAAATGTTTGTCGATCTTCTTCAAGTGGCAAACCAGACAACGCAGAAATAAGCAATTCTTCAACTTTATTCCAAGCGCTTTTAGCGCGAATCGCACCAGTTCTTTCCATGTCTGGAAGTACGGCAAATGTACTTTTAGCTGCACTTGATGTTTCTTGTTCATTGAGGGCCAATAAAGCTTCCGTTATTTGTACTGCAATATCATCTTGATCTTCCACATCACTTTCAGGCGTTACTCCCACATTAGATTCTGGCTTTTCTTCTTCTCTTTCTCGCTCTTCTTCATCTGGTTCTCTATTAAGTTCATCGCGAGCAAACATATTCTCAATTGCATTCATAACATGTTGTTTAAAAGAGTCTCTTTGCTCTACATTTGTTCTCAGTAATATATACTCGCCTTTCAATTCATCCAAAAAATTTGTTGAGGTAACTAAAACTTCTAATGCATTCATTCCAGTGCTATCGTGTTGTTTAATATTTTTCTTTGTAGCTTCTTTAATTAAGCTTCGAACTATTTGTTTTAATTGCAATTCTTCTCGCAACAATTTTGAATTTTGCTTTCTTTTTTCTAAGATTATTCCGATGCCTTTTCGTATAATTGCACGAAGTTTTTGCTCTTCTAACAATCCATCAATAAACTTGTGACGATTAATTTGCATTATTTTGCTCCATTCTTATGTAGTAAATAGTTCATAACTTCTTCAACAAGCTCATCATTTTTTTGTTCTGCAACCATTCTTGTGGGTTTTTGTGCTGGTTCTGCTTTTGCTATAGAATTAATAACATGTGCACATTTGGCAGGATCACTACAATCCATAGCTTTCCAGATATTATTCCCTTTTGAAGACTTGCCTTTTTCCCATGCTTTTTTTACTTCTGCCGGCGTCCATGGAGTATCTTTTTGCAAATCTGTTTTAACAAAAGAGCGAAATTCAGTTGGGCGTTGCGCGTATTCGACCCAGCTATTGTATATAAATCCTCCCCCTTCTTCTTGGGGACTTTCGGTATACGCCATGCCCGGGTCGGCCACAGTATTAATTAATTGTGCTTGTTCACTTGATAGCCAGCCGCTGCGATCTGCAGATCGCCATGGTTCGCGAGCCTCTCGTTCTGCGGCTCGTGGGCTTCTTTCAAGCTGATACCGCTTATCGATTGCATGTTCAATTTCATGGTTCACGGTCCTTCTAAGTTGATCTTCATAACTCCGACCTGATTTTTTTGCTCTTTGCTGTATTTCTTTTGTGTATAAACTAATTTTTTGATGTTCTTTACCGCCCCCTATTTTATGGGAATGTGATCCAAATTCTTGCCCATATTTGCCGCGGTGAGCCTTTCCTTGTGAATAGCCAGAAACAACCCCAATAGGAACATTTTTTATTGCATCAAGTATAAATGGCAAATATTCTTTTTGGTATATATATTCTACTCTTTGGTCTTCTAGTGCTTTTTCCGATTGAGATTTCACAAATGCCCGGCCGGTTCTTTTAGTTATGCTCAATTCTGGAGCTAGCGGTTCTGGTCTGCCAATCATATGCTTTTTTTTAATAAAATTAATCATTCTTTCTTTATCTTTACCGCTGGTCCATTTATTTATCATATCTTCTTTTTGTTTTGAAATTATTTTTTCAGTATCAATCTTTTCTGGTGGTTCTATGTCGCTATACAATTTTAAATATTGCTTATAACCGGGCATCATGCTTGTCGTTTCGATACCTCTTTTTCGCCCTGCTTGCGGCCCTCCGAATGGATCTATCATTTTTTTAATTGCACTGTGATACTCTCGGTGAGCCATTATTTGATCCATCTCGTCGCCGGTCATACTTTTTAACCACTCTTCATCACTCTTACCTTTGTCGCCCTTCCACCGCCGCATCAAATCTTCTGAAGGTTTTGGTGGTGGCGGAGATTTAAAAACATCTCCTAGGGGCCTACGACCCTTTTTTGTTAGCCAATAATCCTCAGAGCCTTTATGCGTACCTTCGGGCTCAGGATCTCGTCTAGTAACTGGCTTTACGGGCTCTACAGGCGGATCTTCCTCTTCTTCTCTAATTAAATATTCATCATCGCGACTACCAGGAGGCTTGTTTCCAGCCGCTCCGGACGCACCAGCGACATTTCCACCAGCCATTGAAGACGCTTCTTCTAATTCTTCATCTTCATTTTTATTGGCGGCCTCTAAAGCTTCATCATTCCATATTTTAAGATCATCGTTGCGAGCGTGTGCCATAACACCTTCAATTAATCGTAAAAGTTCATTTGATGAAAATGTATTTTCTGCAACCATTGTTGGTTCTTGAATTGGATCTTGAATTGGATCTACTTGTGAAACTTGATTGAAAATATCTGCCATCTCTTCATCGCTTGGGCCAATTCCAAGATCTTTGTTGTGCAGCAGTGCTTTTTGCAGCCTTTGTCGATCACGATAGGGTATTGGCCCGGGCGACCATTCTTTTCCCTGAGCTGGCCAAGTAAAGTTACCAGAGCGAATATCAGCGATATCTTTTGCTGTAAATTTCCAATCGCTGCCCGTGCCCTTTATTTGGTGATAGCGTGGTAAATTCGGGCGCGCCGTTACTATACCAACATACAATTCTTGGGGAAATTCCCACCTATCTTCTCCTCCTCCTATTGACAACCATGGGAATGCTTCTTTCATTTTCTTAAGATCGCGCCCACTTTGAGCCAATCGATATAAAATATCTTTTGTCAACGGTTTCCCAACAGATCCCGATTTGTTCTTTAGCTCTCTCGTTACGGCCGAAAAATCAACTGCATGCCCACCAAGTTCATGTCTTTTTACTTCTTTTTCTTCCTCTGGCGCCAACGATCTGTGCCCCCATTTTTTGAGATCTTCTTCGTTAGCTAGGTATATATCCCCAATCGGTCCGGACTCATAACGTCTTTTAGGTTGCCATATTCCGTATCTGTCTTTATATGGATGACGTTTTGGGATCCCATGAGTTATCTCTGTTTCTAATATAGCTTCTTCTATGTCGGGAAAAATCTTGTTTTTATAAATATTTTCAACATCTTTTTGAGTGCAATTCGGATGGCATGATTCATTCGGTATTATTTCTCTCCATATATAGCCTTTCTCCCAAGTCCACGCTTCACGATTTGGGCCGCTTGTATAAGATTGAAGCAATTTAGCCCTTAAAGGATCAATTGGTTCAGGTGGGTCTGTTCTGATTGCCGGCGGAGTGAAAAGTTCTCTATCTTCTATTTTCCAATCATCTGGTGGCAGCGGCGGCAAATCCAGGTCCGGCGGCCGCCGTTCTGTTAATAAATTTTCTTTTTCATCTAAAGTTTCTTCAATTAGCCCGAGAAATATACCCAACGGAAGTGGGCTGTCCTCCTTTCCTTCCATTAACATAGCTCCTCTTAATTTAATATATATATCTTCAGCCATGTGGAGGCTTGTATCGGGAATATAATTTTTGAAAGTTTCTAAATCTTTTTCTTCAACAGCTTGACGCATTGCTGAAGCGCTTAAAGGATTTCCTTGTGCATCAAATAAATTTGGTGCTGGTGCAATACGTATTTCAACACCTCTCGGATTATTTTTTGGGCTATCCATCATCATCTTCCATCTTCCGGCATCTTTTTCGCCTGCGCCCAAATGGATTACTTCTGTTTCTGGATCTGCTTGTTCTCTTACGTAATCTATAATAGGAGCAATTGGGCCGGCGCCTTCTACATTTTGAAATTCAATTCTATCTGATGGCCATTCGATTTCTGGGTCGTTTCTTAAATAAGTTTCCCAAATATCCATTGAATCTTGTAAAGTTATTGGCCTCCCATTTATTGTTCTCGGTGATTTTCCGCCGCTTCCCATTAAAACTATTACTTTCCCGCCGCGGCCAACATTTTTATAATAAAATTTAACCATTTCTAAATGGCCTTTATGCGGCGGCTTAAAACCTCCCGGAATTAATGCAAGATGTCGCTTTTCTTCTAATTGTTCATTTAACTCTTTATGCTCTCGAAAGCCAGTTTGAAGTCCACCAAGTATAAATTCTCCAGTTATTTTAACTGGAACGGAAGAAATGCCTCTCACAACGGCTCCTTCGTGGCTTTCAACAGGGCCCATATCACTAGTTAGCGTTTTTAAGACATCGTTCCCCAGCATTCTTGTGGTATGATAGAAAACTGCTCCGTCGACGGCTTTTTCAACATCTGTTCCTTCCAATGGCGCACCCTTCTTTACGCTATCCCAAAATTCTTCTCCAACAGCCAACAATTCTGTCATAGGTGTTCCATTTAAAATTTCTGTATAAATAAGTTTACTTAAAGCACCTACTTTCTTTCCATTTGCCAAAACAACAAATGCACCTCTGGGATTGTTAGTTTCATCTAACCATTGTCCTAATGGTTTTGTATCTGAAAAAAGTTTCCCTTCTTCATCATATCCGTAGTTTACAGGAAATGGAGTCGCGAGAGTAGAAGAAAAATCAGCACTCGCAACAGATGTTGTTGGAACGCTGCCATATATTTCAAAATCAAATTCTGCAGCGACTGGTCTAACTTTCTCAATTAAAGAATTGAATACTTCATCATCGTAAGATATTTCAGAACTCGGCGCTTTATTTCCCATTGGCCTTTCTGCACCAGGCCTTTGCGCACCAGTTCTTGCATTTGTTTTTTCATAAAATTGATTAACGCCATGAATAGCTAAAAAGTTTTTATCATACTCTTGAACATTTGTTTTGCCTTTTGTAACATATTCAGTATTTAAAAATATTGTAGGATTCTCCCACATTCCTAATCTTTGTAATTCATCTTGTATATTTGGTAGGGCTCTATTAAAAATATTTAATAAAGTTGTAATTGCTGGGCGCATTCCATGGCCTTCTGGAAATCTTTCGCCAACTCTGCTTAATGTTATACCTTCAATGTCAATAGGTTTTGTACTGCCGCGATCAACAGCAAATTCTTTTCCGTGAAGGCCATCAATTAATTTAAAGCTTACATTAACCCCATCAATTTTTACGCTGGCAGGATTTGTCGCAAGATATTCTGCGGCTTCTTCAAAAAAATTAATTAAATCATTACCTGTATTAACTTCGGGCAAATCAAAAGGATGTGCCATATGTCCGGCGGCGCCACCCATTATTTTTTTCCCTCTTCTAAGAGTTCAATTTGCTCTTCGAGTTGAAGTACTTGACCTTCAAGCCTTCTTGCTAATTTTTTAATTTCGTTTAAATGCTCTTTAGCTGCATTGATTTGTTTGCTTTCTCTCATAGATTGCGGCTTCATTTTATTTAAAAGTTCATTTACATTTTCAACGCAATTACGAATCGTAGGAGCTTCTTTTTCTTCTCCTAAAAGAAATTTTCGTGTCATCTTGTCTAATAAATTTATATTCATCATTATATTTTTATTTCCTATTTGTTATTCCCAACTATATGGTACATCATCTCTTTTTGGCGCAGGCTTTCTTAATTCTTTTGGACTTGGCACTGGTTTTAAATTCCTGGGAGTTCTTGCCTGCCCCGGGGCCCGAGACCTAGGACTTCCTATTATGTATTCATTTGAATGCAAGCATTCAACATCGGTTAATTCATAATATCCTTTAGCCTGCAGTCCTGGATCCGAATGTTTTTTATAACATGCTTTGCTATCATCTTCTCCGTACCCTTGCACTCGGTATTGGGGAACTCTTTTTTGAATCAATACTTCAGAGTCTTTATGTGTATACACAATCGTTCTCATAGGAATTGGTCTTACTGTTTTTTGACGCGTCATTTCGCCGGCCGGCCTTGTGACATCAATTTCCTGCATTTCTGGATCTATTGGATAGCCAGTTCTAGGATCGAGACGCAATACTTTGTCGCCGTCCGGAAGCGTCACGATTACTGATACTGTATTTTTTATGACCAGGCCAAGATATTCGTCGTAAGTTGGGAGCAATTCATTTAATGCTTCCTGATCGTTGGCCAATCCGGGATCTCTTTTTAGCCACTCTTTTCTTTCTTCTATTAGATAAGCTTCATAATCTTCCCGAGTATTTTGCATGGTTTTTTTATGGTTTTCGGAATTTGCATTTTCCGCGGCTGATTTTTTGTCATCATATTGTCCAGTCATCCATAATATTTCATTACCGAGAGCTTTAGTGTAATCTTCGGGAGTCTCAATTTTTAAAGTGTCAGATGGCTTATGGAATATCCAATTACCATTTTCATCAAATGACGTAACTGTATATGCTAATGGTTTATCAAAATATGGTATTTTTTTCCCGCCAACGAAATCTTGCATAACCTTGCTTGTAAAAACTGGATCCAAGTTCCAGCCACCAAAATCATCGTTTATTACTGATTTGCTTATAAAATATGGATGCCATTTCCACTGTATCTCACTTCCTAGTGATCTTTTTCCAATCCCGGGAACATTGTATAGCACATCCCATCGGCCCGAGCCCTTATATAATGGAACTTTAGCCCAACATTCTTTATCATGACCTTCTGCTTCTGGATCTTCTGGGCCAACACAATCGCTTCCGGCTACAATAATTTCATTTCCTTCTTTATCGTACATCATCGGAAGTTTGGATGATGGGCCACCATATGATTCCATTTCTAGTTCCGCTTCTTCCGTACCTTTTACTCCCGGCACTTTAATATCTCGCTCGCCTTTTGCCCATGGAGTTAAAACATAATGCCCTCTTAGATCTTTATTTGCTCTTATTAAATCATATCGTTCTTTTTGAATTTCTCCAACTGGATAATCAGCCGGCGGCGCATTCCAATCATGTAAATATCCATATAATAAGTCATCCATCATCGATTTTGGCATTGCGATTCTTCTAGAATTCTGGGGGCCAAAAACTTTCCAACATTTTTTAGGATCACAGTCTTCAGGCGGCGGCGCAGGCGGCGTCAGCGATGAAAATACATACGCCCTTCCGTCATAGCCCGATAATAATGGATTTGAAATATTTTCGGGGTCGCCACGAACTGTTTTTCTTCCTAGATAATATGCTACGATTTTTCCATTGTTATCTTCAACAAATGGTCTGTGCGGGTCGTACCACTGTTCTTTTACTGGATCCCATATCCAAGCTAGGCGATTTTCAAGCTTTTCCCTATCAGTGGGATCCCCAATAAACTCGGACAAATAACTTTCCATTTCAATTGTGGACATAATGCCGGCTCCAATAGTGATCCATTTCGCCCATTTCCCTTTCTTGCTGCCCTTGATAACTTCGCCCTCTGGACCAAATTTACGGCCGCCGGCGAACTCAGAAAACCGCCTTCGAGTGTTTTGTGCCCAGCCCCAACGTTGGCGACCCGGGCCAAATTCTTTCGTATAAAGAAAGCCGGCCCTTCCTCTGCCGGCAATAAATTTTCCTGTATCGCCAATCGTTTTTTCAGCTATCCATTGTGTAACTGGATCTATTGGATTTACAAGCTCCATTTGTGCCTCTACGTGTACACGAAGATCATGAGGTAATCTGCCAACCGGAGCTTCTGGAACGACGTCTGGTGCGTAAGTGCCTCCGCCAACTTCGGTGGGGCCCTTTTTAATATCCAAACTTTTTAAAGCTTGTTCCCTTGCTGCTGGTTTAAAGTGTTCAATAGGAGCATCAAGTGGCGAATCGCGTTTCATTTCTGCGGCGAGTTCGTCTGTAAGATCGTCGACTTGTTTATTTTGCAACTCTTTTCTCTTGAATATTCTTTTAAATAGAGATGGTTTTTTTGCTTTTACTGCCGCGGCAGCTCTCTCGGCAACTGCAACGTCCAAAAGATTTAAACGAGACGAAGGTTTAAAGCCCTTGCCGCGCTCTAGGGCTGCAAGGTGTGCAAAGTGGCCATCTACTAGATCTACATATGCCGCTGCATACATCTCCTTCGACGTCCAGTCCCCGATGGCGTGACGATCAGGCCAATTTACATCTAGAAACTCTTGTTCCGTCCACTGATTCACCGGCCGGCCAAGTCTTTTTTCTTCTGCGGCAATGACCACTTGTTCAGCCCGGTGCACCTTGCGGCCAGCCACCGCGCGCGCTCTTTCCCAGATCTGGTCTTCAGATGGCCTAGGTATATTTCTTGCTTGCAATGCATCGTCTGCAGCTTTCATTTCTGGCGGGACACCTTCTGGCAAGGGCTCATATTTTCTTTTCCAAGAAAAAGCTCCTTGTGGTTGTGCCGCAAATTCGGGGCTCATCCCCGGCGCCGAATGTGTCAGAGGAATGCGAAGAGTTTCTGGGGCCACAGGAGCGCCTTTTTCTGGTACGGCATGTGTAAATCTGTACGGGCGTGGCGCGCCTGGGGGCAATTGTCCCCGCGGCGTAAGTCCTTTAGGCAAAGGCTTGAATCTGGGAAATAGGCGGAAAACCCCTTTAGGAACTGGAATTGGGGCTAGAAATGCTGCAGTTTCGGCGCCGGCCCAGGCCAATTCCTCTCCTGCTGACTCTTGTGGTTTTGCAGGCGACTTTGGGCCATAAAAAGTTTGCCCGGGGTAGCCCACCTCGAATCCACTCGGGGCACGAACAAAAGCCTCGGGTTGTGGATGATATTGTTTCCCAGCCCATGGACCTTTTTTGATCCATCCGTGCCCCAATGGATACCACGCATCCTGTTCCTTATCGTAATAATGAGGCATACGAACCGGATCGTCACTAGTAATTGGCCAATCCATTTGCGCAAAGCCTCTTCCAGCGCTTTCGAGACCGCTCGTATCGCTTTCCCAATCCTTGAATTCCTTGCTAGCTAACTGCCCGGGCGTCATTCCTTTTCCCCACTCGCCGGTAGAGGGCGCCCCAGTAGGATCAATTGGAATTTCATATGAATAAAGTTCTCCCGGCCGCACACTCCAGTCTTCGTCTCGCATGCGATTCGGATGAGGAATTCGCTTTCCTGTTGTATTTCTTTTGTGAATAGTTTCGTGAGTTTTTTTATGCTTTATATCTCGTTTCAATTGGGTCTCAAGAGCTTGACGTAATTGAGCTTGTTGTTGTGCCATATGTTTTTCATAATCGCTCCGCTTCTTGGGCAATTCGATTGTCTGCCCTTCCTTCCCGGTCATTTGTTCTTCTATCACGTTTTCATTTAATGATGGTTTGTGTTTTTTGCGGATATCATATCCAAAGGGATGCTCTTCCTGAGCATCCTTAATACTCTCGGGATCTTCGTCATCACCACCATCTTCGTCTTCGTCTAAATTTGTTTTTTCATCGGTTGTTTCATCGTGGAACAATTGTTCTGCTCCACCATCTACATCTTCTTTAACTAGACCAAACTTTTTCATCAGTCTGAAATTAATTTCTGCATCTTTCCATTCTTTCAATGGCTTTTTAGTGTCATTAGACATATCTTCTTCTCCTCCTAAAATAGGTTTTGTGTAATAAATAGATTCGCTTAATTGTTTTCTTTCATCTTCAAAATCTCTAAAACATAAATTTCCAGTTTCATATGCTTCTGCTTCCATGTTTCTTAGATGTGGATCTCTTTGAGCATATCCTAAACTAGTATCAAAATCTCTATCAAAATCTCCTCTCTCGTTTTGAAAGTGGTGCACCAATTCATGCGATAAAGATCTTAAAATATCTTTCGGATGTCTTTTGTCAACAAGAATAGCAATTTCAAATGTTTCTGGATTGTAATGTGCAGTTTTTCCTAATGGATTTTCTGCATTTTCGGGGTCTGAATTAAGCATGAGCGTTGGTGGACGTTTCCAACCAACTTTTTCTTGCGAGAATGAAAGTAATTCTTGTGCGAGTTCAATTAACTGTGTTAAATCAATGCCGGCATTGTTAACAATATTAAAGTCCATTACAATTCCTCTTTTAGTATATCATATAACATTTGTTTAAGCCTTGATTCTTTTATATAGACAAAATCATTAATATTCTCTTTTAAAGATTGTCCCACATTCAAATTTCTTAAATCTCTTAGTACGCTCATGATAATTGATTCTTTAAATCGCCACAGGGCGTTCACTCCCGGGCGCTTGCGCAAGTCATCTTGTCCCTGTGCCCAGTCTAAAGCATCTTTAATTTCAGGATCTTGAGAGTCAGCATAGTGTATTGCATTATTAATTAAATCTTTTAATATTTCCTTTAATTTCATAGTAGATTTTGGCAATACAATAATATCTTTTCTTTGTGCTAAAGCTTCAATTGGCAAAGGCGGTGGCCTTTCTGCTGTTGGGTCCTCCGGAGCAAGGCTTTCTATATCTCCTTCGCGAGTATACCATATTTCTTTTGAGCCGCCTTCTTCTGGTGTAACTTCTCCTTCTGGTGCGACTTCTCCTTCTTCCGGCATAACTTCTTCTGGTGGCGCAGCGCGCATTCTTGGGCTAAAAACATCTGCCATGGCGCCACCAAAGCCAGCCCTAGGATTATAGCCAGATAAAGACCCCCCAGGAGCCGTCTCATAGCCCTCTCTGCCGCGTTGAGCGTCTCTCATGCTACCTGCACCTGCCCGGCGCCAATCGCGCGCTCTAAGGGCGTTTAAACGGTGTTGCAGCCAGCCTGGTTTTTCGGCCTCTTTTAGAATATTTACTGCTTCTTCTATTATCATTTTCTTAAGTTTTTCATCAGAAGTTAACATTCTTTTCTCCTAGGACATGAATTTTTGTAGTTTTCTTCCCATTTCATCTACAATCGGGCCCAAATCCATCATTGATTCCATTGGATCTTCTTTTCCGGAAAAAAAGTCACGAAACTCGCTTTGGATTCTGTCTGCATATATTCTAGCTTGTTGTTTTGCCGCCGGGTCTTCTAAAGAGTTTAGTGTATACATAATATCTGCTGCTTGCGCAAATAGTGGAGCATATTGCATTTGTATAGCTTGTTTTGCCATTTGCATTCTTTGTGCAGCAGGATCCATCATTGCAGGGTCCATTGGCTGCTCAATAAGATATTCTTTATTTTTCCACTCTCTTAATAAATTAATTAATTCTTTAAATTTATATTCTTTAAGCCCTCTTTCTAATGCCTTAAGTTGTTTTCGGGTGAATGCCTTTCCGCTAGCTTTTTTCAGGTGGCGTATTTTATCCATAATATTGGATCTCTTTCCTCCCGGTAATTGTTCATGTCTTTGTTTTCTCAAAATGCGCGATAAGGGCGAGCTTGCAACATTATGATACCAGGGTGCATAATTTGCAGAATATTTAGGTAGTGGAGTCCCTTTAAATCTAATATGAAAATGATTATCATGGTCTCGGCAGTGGCGCACACCGCTCTTACACCCAGCTTGAAGATTTCCACTTGTGAAAATAAGATTGTATTCTTCTTGGGTCATTTTGTTATTTCTAATTAATTCTTTGGCGCGATTCTCTAACTGAGGGTGATATCCAGTCCACAAAAAAACCTTTTCTGAATGTGGCATATAGTGTCTTAAAACTGTCAAAGTTCGATCTACATCGAAATGTTGTCGCCCTAAAAGTTCATGCCCATGAGGTAAAAAGCGTTTTCCGTTCTCTCCAACCGATTGTCCACTGGCAGTCGTTTTATTTGGAATGCTAAAATCAACATCTCTACCGTCTAAATGCGAGAGATGTCCAAATGGGTGGCCAACGCTAACATAGTCCCCAGTATCAACAAATTGAGTAACGTCTCTTATAACAAATGGCTTTTCAATCGCACCAGGTAATTTTCCTAACGATGTTAAAAGTATTTTTGTTTGTACGGTTCCCCATGAATTTCTAGGAACAACATATTTCACACCAGGAGAATTCTCCATTCTCACCCAACCATTTTTCTGATTCAAGAGGTCATAGAGATTCTGTGTCTTCAATGTATCGGCTAAACTCATATTTGATATATTTAATTCACGTGGTAGATCGTCCGGACCTATAGAAATTGAGCTATCATAAATTGGAATTGGCAATTCACTAAGTTCGATTGGGCGCTTAGTTGCGCAAAGTTCAGGCTTTGTTCTACAAATTGGATAATGTTGTTTTGCCAATTCTAGATCCGCATGTAATTCATCCGGCGTTAGCGTTTGCGGTGGTGGAGTTGCCGGAGGTGCGCCGGGCTCAATAGGCTCAATAGGCTCCATGGGCTCAATGGGCTCTTCAATGTCTACTGCCGTTTCTAACTCTGGCGGTTTTTCTTCATTTAAGAAATCTCGCCAATGATTTACAGCTAAAGAGGATTCTTCATTCCACATGTGATACACTCCTGTAATAAATAGTTTATAGTTTTTCTTTATTACTTTGAAAAATGGATTGGTTTTGCTAAACTTTTGAGAGTTTTTTCGAATCTTTTATGGACTTTGTTTAAATCGTTCTCATTATAAAAACTATACGCTTCTTTTTCGTCTTTAAAAATTAGGCCACCGCCACTCATAGTTTCCAATGTTTGCAAACTAGATCGAATTCCTTTCTTGTCTCTTGAAACAATAGCATCAATCATCTTACGAAAGGCTTTAAACAATTCTAAAATAATATATTTTTTTTCATCAGGACGATTAATATATTTAAATGGATTCGTAAGATCTTCAATTGTCACAACATCAAAGCCCAAATCCATTGGGTCTTCTTCGGCTTCCGCTAAAAACCCACCAGACTCACCAGTAGCATCATATGTTGCTTTCGCAAACCCATCAAAAGCAATATTTTCTGGGCACTTTTCATATCGCGATTTTGTGCGCCGCGGGCCCGGACGCTCAGATTCTTTTAAGTACTTGCGCCAATTTTCAAATAAAAGTTTCATAATTTTTTATATAATATAATGTATAACAAGCATAGACTCCCCGCGGCAATTAATCCGCATAGATATCCAAGCTTACAAAACACTATTCCCACATATTAATTAGTTAAACGTTTTTGTATTTGTATTATATTTTTATCTGAATTTACTTTCATAAAGATGAAGCTCTTGAAATGGGTATATCCATTTAATTTCGAGACTGCCAAAGCCGTCATCATATTCCGAACTGACAAATACTGTTGCATTTGGGTCTTGTACGTATTGTGGCCCACGCGCAATGGATATAATTGGTAATAATATTAAAACCCATTTCAACCCTGTGGGCCCTCCCCATTACACGTGTCAGCGTCTTCGTTAAAATTGCTATAGCCTATAAGCTCTAATAAATCTTCTTTAGTTAAGCAAATATCTTCTACACCTTCTAATAATTCTGAAATTTTTTCTTCACATTCGGTACGTGCATCATCAATTTTGCCCTCTATGTTACATCCAGTGATTGTTAACAAGGTGAAAAAAATTACAATAACAATATAAAGATATTTCATGGCGCCGGCGTAGCCTCCTCGCCACAAGCAGTTTCACTTAAGATTTCTGAAAGATGTGCATATATTTCAGTTGCTGAATTCGTTAATTCGTACCACTTTCCGAGCGCGCTGGCTAAAGAAAGAGGTTCCCAGCCGCCGGGCTTTCCAGCAAAATTATATGTTTTATAATATTGTGGTGTAAATGTGTAGATTGATAATTTAGGATCTTGCTTAATTAAATCCAGCAATATGGGCTGAGTAATGTAGCCATTTCCGTATGCAGTCTTTCCATTAATTGGCGATACTGTGGGAGAATTCATATAACTTTGGCCGTCTTCATCCGTAAAAACAATTATAACGTGATTAACATTGGGACGCCAACTCACCGAAAAGTTTTGAAGATCAGGAACAGAGCTAACATAGTAATAAGGGTCCCACTGAAGGTCCGAGATGGGATAAGGCATAGAAG